GGACGGACTGGATGTGGACGAGCCTTACATTCCGAAGGCTAAAAAACTAAGGGAGGCTGGTGCAGTATTGCGTGGTGGTGGTTCTATTAAGGAATACCTTGACGCTGTAAAAGGCATTGACTCCAAGTCAGTTGCAAAAGAAACAGCCAACACAACTCCTCTCACGGTTATTCCTGATCTACCCGCTGTTGATGAAGATGGTATGCGTCTGGCGGTACTGCCTGATGACCCCGACAAGAATATTCGTGTTATCTCGAACAAGCAGATCGAGGCAGGCAAGACCCTTTCTGATCTCGTCGGCAAAATGCCTGATGGCGAGTGGACAGCAGGATACGTCAACGGGTCAGCAACTACTGGCTCACGCCTAGCTAATGATAGCTTTGTTGCGTGGAAGGCCGACAGTGTTGAGCCGAAGAAAATTAAGTCATTCTTAACCCAAAAAGAAGCTGGGCAAGAGCTGGTTTCAGTGACCGTGGATGACATCTCAAGACTTGTATCCTTAGCTGAAAACCTACCGAATTCTGAGTCTTCCCTTTTCTACAAGCCACTGGATGTTATCGAGCGGTTTGTTGACCTTATGTCTGCTAACGGCGGAGTGGCAAGCAAAGCTGATCTCAACCAGATGATCACCGATGTAGATTTGGTTCTCGGTTGGCCTGAAAAAGGCGCTACAGATACTATTAAATTTGTATCTGACCTTTACCAATTTAAAGCAAAATATGTCCCCGAAGACATACGACTAGACACATTGGCTATCAAGACCAGTCAGGCAGACTTCAAAAGACTATTCAGTGATTTCTCTAACGAAGAGTTAGCCGAAGGAAAGCGTCTCATTGAGATGCTTGCCAAAGATGGCGGGCGAGGCGCTCCCAAATTTGACGGAAATACCTACAAGGGTGACGGCTTATACCGTGGGAAAAATAACTCAATATCTCTTGCCACTAAGCCAAAGGGAATCGATGAAACTCAACTGCCCAACGACCGAATACGCACGCTTGCACATGAGATGGGCCACTGGACGTATGCCAACCTTTTAAGCACTGAGGACAAGCTAGAGTTCTGGGGAGCAATGTCAAAATACATTGACGCTGACGGTCAGGTAAACGAAGCATCTGTTGCTGACAAGCTACCTAAAAATGCAGCAACCATTGAGGAGGTTGCTGATGCTCCGGGAATCCGCTCACCTCAAGAGTTCTTTGCTGAGCAGTTTTCAATGTGGACGATGCAAAACAAAGCATCCGGGTTTGCTCGAAGCCAGCAATATGGGGAATCAATTAAGTCATTCCACGGCGTGTCAGACAGCTTTTGGAGAAAAGTATCCAAGGTTGTTCTGGGCGTATTCAACCGTGCGCTAGACCCAAAGAATATAGACCCAGACCTAGAAAAATTATTCGCCCGTATCCTTCCAGATGGCGGCGAAGCTATGGCAGTGAGGGATGCCGCACCACCATCTACCCCTGCTGGCCAAACTATAGTAAGGGTAAAAAAAGATTTAGACATGCTTGTAGATGACCTTGAGGGTCAGGTGGAGCTATACACTGATCACTCTGCTAATCCTGAAGCATTAATAAATGCCGCCCTAGATTTTGCTAAACGTCTTTATGGTATGTCAGCCACTGGCCGGAAGAAAGAGCACGCTCCTCTCCAGCTTACACAAAAAACAAACGCGGCTAATGCTCGTCTGGCCCGTCAGATTTTCGACATTCTTAAAATAGAAAGTGTTGATGATCTTGTTGATGGAGACGTGGACTTTGCGGCTCAGCTTATTGATCCCAAAAAAGCTGACGATCTCTATAAATTCTTGGCGCTAGAAGGCAATGCACAACCGCACCTAAAAGCTCACGAGGACATAAGCAAAAATCTGCGGCGTACATTTAATAGACTGCTTGATGAAGACCTTGAAATGTTCCCGGACGGTAACACTCTTGCAAAGAGAAAGGAGTCGCAGCCAAGAGCTTTCATTAAGGAGCGTTTTGCCAAGGGTCGAGCCCAGAGACAGAAGGCTGAGCGTAAAATCACCCAAGAAAAAGCGGCAACAAAAGCAATTATTGAATCAAAAGAAGTTCCGCAGGTTTCTGAGACAAACCCTGCCCAGTCTCCTAGCTTTAAAACCATGTCCACATCTTCGCTGGAGAAGATCAAGGCTGATGGAATGGCCGCCAAGAATCTCACTGATGAGGTGCTTCAGGCTAGTCTCGAACTGGAGGCTCGCGCCAATACAGAAAGGGTCACCTCCATCAGTCCTATCACAGTTACAGATACAGTCACAGCGGATGCTATTAATAGAGAGATACGCGAGGGCGAGGGTCTTGATGCCAACAGCCTCTCAGCCGGAGGGCCAGCATCTGTTCGAGAAGCTCAAGAGAAAATGGGTCATCGAACAAAGCGGGAGGGGTACAAGTCCCGGAGCATTTTCTTGCGCCTCAATAATATTTCCGAGGCATCTGACGAGGGTATTGCTCAGCGACTTGTTGTTGCCGCACGCGGGGACGAGTTTGATCCTATGACCGCTGGCTCCAGAGATACCTTTGATAACGACTTCAGCAGCGATGCCTTTGCTTCTTTGCGCGACAGAATGCGCAACATCTCAAAACTGCTAAATCGTGGTGATGAGAGCGGTGTAGAGCAAGTCGTTGAAATGGTTCTTCGCCTCGACGGAATAGACCCATCAGCTAAGGCAGTTATTTCTAGTGACGGGAATGTCATCGGTGAGATGATGAATCGCATACGAGATAACGGGTCAATGTATAGCGCCTCTCGCCATGCAGAGCAGGTAGCTGCTTACGACGCGATAATAGATCGAGTAGCCTTGGTTCTTAACGGACACTTGGATAAAGACCTAAGACGCGCCTTCCCTCAGATTGATGGCAGAGGAAACCTGTTTGAAAGAAAGACTGACGTTAGCATTCCGGCACGCCCTGATGTAATGCCGCCTATTGTCTCCACCAACCGAGAGCCTAGACTATGGAACGCCAGCTCTGACTCTCGGAAAAGAGCTATCAATGAGTTTATTGGAGACGGTCTAAGCAAAGGTGATGACCGCCCTCTAGTGTTTTACACAAACTCTGGCAATCGCGGACGCAACCCTATTGCCTACAGATACTCATCACAGGCCGCAGAAGAAACTGGCGTTGTTGACATCAAAGGCAAAGGAAAGCGGACGGATGCAGATCAGACAAAGATCGATGAATTGCTTAATGAAAAACAAGTCCTCAATGACAGGCTTGAAGAGGCAACAAGGAACTCCAAGGACGGCACAATACAACTTGAGCAGTCATTAATAGACGCTATATCATTTATTGATGACGAGTTGCTCGGTCTTGGTATCGAAGTCAGTGGCCCGGAGCCTGTATACATAAGCGCAAGCAATGTTGCCGACTTTGGCCCAAGAGCCCGCTACAAGAATGACTCCTCCTTTGTGTCCGCTGTGGTCAAGCACCTAATTAAAGAGAATTATTTTACAGCACGACAAGCCGCGCAAGTTGGTCAGAATCAGCCGGATAGTTTGGCGGGTAACGAAGTGCTCGATATGATTCTTAATATGATGGGAAACAAACCCTCCAGCCGCAACGACCTTAGCCTTGAATTAAATCGCATGGGCTTCGACGGCTTCACAAGCTATGACCCCAAGAAGGTGAGCCCGACTGACCGCCCTATAGAGAAGACAGAGATTTTTGATTCGGCCAAGGTTAGGTTTGTGGACAACGGAGACTTTGATGTTCCGCCTATTGGTGATGAATCAGCGATTGATATAGAACTGCAATCTGTAACATCAACCCTTCTCAGCTCTAAGACCCTCGACATAAACATTGGTCAGCCTCAAACAACTGCTCTTGTCCAAACGCTACTAAACTCTGGCGTGAATCCAAACGCAGCTTCAGGTCTCGGCAAGATGATGGGGGGCAAGTACCCAGATAACCGTGAGGCCAGCGCAATACAGCGCGCCATCACCGTTTCCATTGGCTCCAACAGTGAGCGTCTACGCGAGAACGGAATGAGTTGGGTAGCTGACTGGATTGCGCCTCCACGAGATAGCGGTGTTGGCCATTTCGAGAGGACTAATGGTCGAACTGGTGGCATCCTCATCCCGATATTTAAGCAGATGCGACAGCTTAGCGACGCAAGGAGCACGTTCGGAAACTGGTTGCGCAGATCAACTGACCTGTCCTTTAAGGGCTCAGATCGGATGCGCATGGATCAGCCGCAGTCGCACAGAAATATTGTGAACGCACTGAGAAATCAACCCGGTGGACGACACGAAGCTAAATTAACCGTGGACGAGCAAGGTGTTTACAAGATGGTACGCGGAGCATTTAATACTCTGCGTCGAGAAATGGTTGATGCTGGCGTAATGATCGGCAACATCGAGAACTACTTCCCTCAAGTCTGGTCGATGGAAAAAGTATTGCAGAACGAGGCCGACTTTAAAGAACGTCTCATCCGCTACTTCGCTCTCGAAGCCAAGGAAGAAGGACGTGTTCTGACCAGAGAGAATGCAGAAGCCCAAGCTCAACGAGTTTTCGGCCATATCATTGATGAGGACGGCGTTTATGTTGAGCCGCCTACAGGTGGTAGCCGTGATGTCACTGGCGACCATATCGACTATCAGCGAATGATCCGCTTAGACAAGTATCCCGAGCTTCTTGACGACGTAGGCAGATACCTTGAGGACGACCTTGAGAGTGTTCTGGCCAAGTACGTTGACTCAGCCTCTCGTCGCATCGACTTTGCATCTAAGTATGGAAATCAGTCACATGGGTTCCATGATTACATGAATGTCCTCGAGGACGCGGGCGATACAACTGATGCTGTCGTGAAGCTACTGACCACAAAAAAGATCACCTCCAAGAAGATGCGCTCGATCAACGACGCAGGCTCTGTGGACGAGGGTGAGCTGGTTCGGGAAACCTTGATGCCATTCGAGAATGACGTTGCTGGAGCGAAAGCCGCTGCACAAGAGTTATTGGCGATGGCTGAGAGAGGAGCGACTACCCCCGAGATGCTTGAGTACTTGAGAGCATTCGATGAGTCAGCAGACCCTGCTGACAAAGCTGTGTTCAGCAAGCGATCCGAAGCTATCGTGGGCGGAGTTCAAGACCGTGTAAGGATGGGCAACAACCGACCGCACAACGAGCACATCAAGTCAGCTATGGAGATATTTAGGGCGGTTCAGCGCAAGCCTGTAGGTGCATCAGGGGCTGGTTATGCCGCAATGAACACCGCGAGTAAAGCAGTAAGGAACTTCAACTCAGTATCCTTGTTGAGCTTTACAACCCTGACCTCGCTTGGCGACCCAATGCTTGCGGCAGTGCGCTCAGGTAGCCCAGTTGCTTTCACTAAGGCGATGACTAAGTACTCAAGCGATCCGCACTATCGGTCGTTTATCCAGAACGCTGGCCTTGCTATTGAGAATGTCGTCCACGAGAGATTAACCGGGATGCACGGAACGGCTGCAAGCAAAAACACAGTGGCATTCTTCAATGCGACCATGCTGACTCCGTGGACAAACCTCAACAGGAACATGGCTGGAGCTGTGGGCTTGGAGTTTTTCTACACCGAGTACGACCGTGCGCTAACCAACTACAATCCAAACATGCCAGCGACTCAGCAGAACACCCAGTTCAAAAAGGCGTTCCGAGTGTTGCGCCGCTATGGTCTGGACAAGTATCTTGATGACGGCATGACCTCAATACGTGGCATCACCGACTTTAACCAGCATCCTGAGCTTCGCTCTGCGATGAACAAGTTTGCTAACGAGGCGATCTTTACCCCAAACCCGAACGATGTACCCTTGTGGGCTCAGACTCCGGTTGGTGCGATGATCTTCCAGCTAAAGAGTTACCCTCTCATGCTTGGCCGTCTAGTCAATGACTCAATCAAGCAGGCAACAGAAGTTGACCCGGTCACTGGTGGTGGACGACGCTTTGGCCCTCTACTCATGTTAGCTACTGCCGCACCGCTAGGTGGTGCTTTGTCACTCGCAGCCAAGGACATTGTCCAGAAGCGAGGCGAGGACAACGAAACCTTCCGTGAAAGAAAGCTCAGCAAAATAGCCGAAGGATTTGGATTTGACACCAAAATCCACGGGGACAGGGACGACTATCTTGGCTGGTATGTGGAGTCTATGGTTCAGATTGGTGGACTAGGTCTTGTTGCCAACATGTTCTACGACACTGCCGAGCAACTCGACAACGGAGCCTATGGTAAGCAGAGGATCGCGAGCACAATCTTTGGCCCATCCGTAGGATTATTCAACGATGCAGTCAATGTTGTGCAGGGTGTGACTGACACCAATGAAGATGCTAACGGGAAGGAGCGTTCAGCCGCTAGGTCTGTCGTTGGACGCATACCTGTCGTTGGAGGAATCAAGCCGCTCAAGGAAGCCGCAGTAGACGAGATAGCTGGAGAGGTTAAAAAGAAAGGTAGTTCGTGGGGTAAAGGTTGGTCTAAGGGTTGGGATTAATCAGTCTCAACATCTAGGTCAGTCTCTATCCAGACCTTAGCGCCACAAGGAAGTGGCTTGTCAGGCCGATACACAACCCGACAAACCTCTGTATCACCTAGCATCACTCTGGCTGAATTGACTTTCCTGTTACGCCTGTAGTCTTTCACAGTGATAACAGGAAGGTCATCGCCTTTTGTGTTCGCTCGGATGTTGTGCTGATTAACGTGAATGCGGGTCTTCATCTTGGCCAGATGTTTAGCTTTTCGAGTCGCTCAATTTCAGCATCAATGTAGAACCGAATCTTTTTTGCATCCCGCATCATGTCGCTGTGAGATGCCTCGCCATATCGATAGGTGGCTCTAAAAATCTCGCCCATCTGTGCGTTCATGTCCTTGTCGCTGATCAGATGCTGAAGCTCTGTGGCGTTATCTGGCAACATATAATAGTCAGCAGACGAACCATCTGATCGTGAAGCAGTGCCATAAATATCATCATTCAAAATCACTCTCTCCCCCATTTAAGTTCACTCTCAATCTTTTGTTGCTCAGTCTCCAACTCCTGTACCTCAACGCGGACTTCCGTCAGTCTCTCTCGAGTATGTCTACGCTTGTCCACAACCTTCATGATTGCGTCCTTTGTCTTGACCGCGCTTTGATCTAGGTTCAACTGGTTGATCCTGTCATTCATACTCTCAACCTGATGGTTGAGTTCTATCTGCTCGCATCTGGCCATACCAAGGTTCATTAAAACTTCCTTTAGTTGAGCAAGCCTTTCTATCTTTGTCTTGTCATTCATAACGCTGGCTCCAAATTTATTCTTTCCCAATCATCGCATGGGTCTTCGCAACGCTTGTTGTGCTTGGTGCATTTCCACTGCCCATCATCAGTCGGTCTTGACCAGTCACATGTCCGACAGATAACAGGTATCTCTGCATCCTGATCCGACGACCAGCAAAGGGTTGCTCTGTCGCACCAAGTGCAGGGAAACTTACCCTCCACTGCGCGGAGCTTTACTGATCTTCCAGCAACAATACGATTAACCTTGTCCACGATGTATGCGTAATCAAGTGGATCATATTCAACAACTTCGCAAGCATAGGTGCTGTCATTCTTGTTATAGGCAATAAACAAAGCATCTTTCAATCGCCCGTCCATACCCATCATCATCTGCATCTGCTCGTAATAAGTCCGGTTGGCATTCTTTATTCCCTTGCGCACGAACTCTTTATGCTTCTTGTCATTCATGCTCTTAATCTCAAGCAATGACATCACGCCAGTGCCAAGATCAATCATGCCATCAGCATGAGCCTTAACGTGTCCACCCAAATCCTTCCACTCAAACTGGCGACCTGTGAACTCGTTCTTCTCTTGTACGTGATAGCCAGCCTTCTTGAGGTGGGCTACAACTAAATCTTCAATGACATGGCCAAGCTGAAATATTCTGAGGACGTGAGGAGGAAAAGGTCTTTTGGGGTAACCTCGCAAACCCATTGCCAGATATGCTTCACACTCATGGCCAATCATGCTGGCTCCAAGGTAGGCTCTTTGCTCGCCCTCCTCTACCCAACTTGCGTCGATTCTATCTTTCATTTCTTCCATAGAGATTAGGGGGCAGTTACCTGCCCCCATCCTAACTAAAAGGGTATGTCATCATTCGGCATTGATGCCGCCGCTGTACCACCACTCTTGGCAGGTGATGCCATTTGAGGTGCTGGCTCGCTCTCGCCCAACTGGACGCTTCCATCCAAAGCGAAGAAAGCTCCGTTGTTGCGAGGCTGTCCACCGCCGGGTCGCACGTTGCCATCATTGTCCTGCCAGCTTTCACCCTGCTCAACGCGGACACCAACCTTGAGGCCGATGATCGACTTGATGTCTCCCGGCTTATCGGGGGAAGGATGTCCACCAAAAGTCAGCAGGCTTTTCAATCGCGCTAGACCAATCTCGGTAGCCTTGGGGTTAGGGTTATGGACATTAATACGATCAGTAACGTACTGGCCTTCTTCGTTTGCCAGTTTGATCTGAAGGTACTTGCCTGTGCCTGCCTTGGTAGTTTTAATTTCTGCCTCGGCAATTTTCACAGAATGGTTTCCGGGACGAAGTGTTGCTCGTCCTCCCTCGTCAGATACATTAGCGAGGTCTAGTTTATCGAAACTCCAACTACTCATTTCTTATCTCCAGTTTTAATTTGACTTGTGGGTGCGTTGATTTTCTTCAGCAACTCCACGACATTTCCGCACTTTTCTACGGGTGATAGACGACCACGGGGGTCGCGGGTTTTGCCTTTCCATCCACGGACATCATCCGTAATGATCTGGCGGGTGACAGTGACAGCGCCACTGGATTCATCCGTGCTTCGGATGCCACAAAAAACGTGGTCAAATAAAGCAGGCAATTTTTTAGCAACCTTAGTTTGTTGAACCATTGGCCAGTACTCGACAGCATCGTTGTCGTTCTTTTCTTCTTTGGCCAAGCAGGTCATTAGAATTTCGTATGGCATATCTCGAATGAGTTTGAGCGCACCAATCATCTGGCGCTCGTAGTCTTGCCACTTACGCATGTCATTCGGATTGTCGAACGCCTTCTCCACATCTGACATACATCTATCAGACATCTCTGTAAGGCTATCAATGGCTATCCATTTGTAGCCCTGCGCCTTGAAGTCCTCCGACATAACTAGCTTTAGGATGTCACGGAAGCAGAGTTGATCTTCGGTGAGGTTAGGCCAGTGCTTGCGATCCCAGCCGTAGAACTCGACATAGTCGATGTCCACATCTGACAGAGAAGAGAGGCCGCTCTCACCAGAGATGATTAAACCCTTGCCGTATTCTTCGGCATAGAAACGGCACTGGAATGTTTTGCCGTATCCATGATGGCCATAGATAAGAGTCTTGTGATGTTGAGTACCTGCTGTACTCGTACTGTTGAACATACCCATTAGTTACTCCTCGTAATATTAAGGGATGGTTTTTGGTTCACGACGTTAAGGGCAGGACGCAACACATTCTTTGTCGCTTGATCCAAACGCTCATACGTTTTCCGGTCAACGGATAATTGTTTTTTGACGTGGGTGGGTAGGGAGTCATCGTTCCTAAAGATTTCCGACAGCCGTTGCGTATCCCATCGGTACTGGTTGCGGCGTTTAATCTTCACATCAAATCCGTAACCATTTATTTCAAGGTCTTGCTCGGTGTCGCCACTCACTTGCTCACTCAACTCCACAATCTTTGCTTCTGCGGAATCCAGCTTAGCCTTGAGTGCATCTATTCTCGAACGGCAGTCCAGCACGCTAATCACTGCGCTCTCGAATTCGGGAGCATCCATAACCCATTGGCCGTTCTTGAATATTCCAGAGGCTATATAGGCAGGGGTAAGGGGTGGAACGATAGTCTTTGGCGACGAGAGCGTCGCACTTCTTTTGCGTAATTTCATATTAACCTTCAGTTAACTCGTAAGGATAGGTTCCTTCAGCTAATTCTGTAGCAGAAGTTGATGTAATATTAAAAATTACTGACTGATTTGTTCCTATTATATAACAACAAGTAAATCCACGATAACTTTTGGC